ACGACGACTTGCCAGCAGCGACCAACACCAACGAGGACGCAGCACTCGCCGCCAGCATTGAGCGAGCCATTGAGAGCCACGACGAGGAGATGGAGCGCCGAGAGGCCTACGCCGAGCGTCAGAAGGGTAACAAAACCGACCCTGCATTGACTACGGCTGCTCGTCATACTCGAATGCTGTTCGGAGGCAAGTTATGAACCAGCAAGAGCGAGACGACCTGAGAGTGCATTGGGAAAGTTTCCGGCAACACCGGACTCACTTCCTTGATTGCTACAAGTGGCACCCAGAGTGCGCTGTCATCTGTGTGCTAGATGCTTGGGAGGCTGAAGTTCACCACGGCAGCGAAGTATCCACCACTCGTGAAGTATGCGACCACGTAGAAGGTGGCGAAATCCCTCACACCACCGAAGGCATCAACGTCTGGCTGCACTTCACCTACTGCCCTAAGTGTGGAGAGAAACTATGAGGGCATCAGGGGTCTATAACCCAATGGTGGGCGATGTTGTGACGTTCACTCACTTCGCTGGAGAACAAACTGGTCGGGTGATTGCAACTCAGTCCCAGTGGTCGTGGGTATTGCCAGATGGCAGCGACCACTTTGAGCCATTGACCATCCTCAACAAGTATTTGGAATGGACAGGAGAGAAACTATGAACCAGCAAGAGCGAGATGCCCTGCGATACAAGCATCGGTGCCTTGAGAGCAAGGTTGGCCCGTGGTGTCGTTCCTGTATGCACGGTTGGCCCTGCGACACGATCCACGCACTCAACCTCTACGACGACCTCGTGGACAACGCTCGGTTCATGCTCAAAGAGGTCACGCCTAGCGAATACGGTTCCGCCTACGCACACGGCTACCGAGTGGCACTCCAAGACATGATCGGCGAGGACGACCTGTATGGGGAGCGTTTAGCCGAAGCAGTTTCCACCACCGAGCCAACCGAGGATGTTATGCCGCCACATACTATTGCCAGCCATACATTCCAGCCGCCGAAGTTCAAGGTGGGCGACAAGGTTCGGCTCATCGGGAACCCTGAGTTGGGCGACCTCACCGTGACCCAAGTGGACACCGTGTACACGGTTGTGGACAGCAAAGGCCGTGATGACGCTTGGGTGGAAGCAGAGTTAGTCGCTACGCCGCCCCCGTGCAAGCACATCGTCGGTAGTGAAATCTTGCCGAGCGCAGCCAATCCCGACTTCCAATGGATCGACTACACCTACTGCCCACTGTGCGGGGAGAAACTTACCCCTACAGGAACAACTTTGTCCAAGGAAGGTGGAAAATGAGCCGAGAAATCATCGCCAACATCAACCGGCAGGAGAAGTTGCTCCTAGACCTTATCTACGAGCGTGTCCTCGCCAACAAGCCCGAACCACCCGACACTATCGGGGAACCGGCGAGCGACCACTATAAGGGCTACTGCGAAGGCTGGTGGGACTGTTTGGAAGCCCTCGGCAACGCTATGGCGCAACAACAAGAGAGCAACGATGCTGAAATGGAACGATGGAAACGGTGAGCGATCCATGCGGCTACTGCGGACACGCTAAGGAAGCACACCCTTTCGGCGGTTGCGACTACTGCGCCCTCGATAAGACCATTACCACCCCCTGCGATGACTACGAGGCTCCAAATGTCTAGCCGTAAGCCGTTCAGCCAAACCCTCTACGACAACGACGACAGCGCAAAAGACCAACTGATCGCCTACCTCGCCAACCACCGATTTCACAACCCCCGTGTGAACCCCGACCAATACGGGATCGACGTTCTCGCCGAGCGTGATGGGCAGCCGTATGCCTTTGAGGTGGAGGTGAAACACAACTGGAAAGGCACCCATTTCCCGTATAGCACTGTTCACTTTGCCGGGCGCAAGGCGAAGTTCACGGATGAGGCCGCCGCACCTATCCAAAACACCCATTTCGTCATGCTGAACCACGACCGCACCATCGCCCTCGCCATTAGTGGTGAAATCATCGTCCAAGCCCAGAAAGTCGTCAAAGAGACGATCTACACACAGGGCGAGGAGTTCATCAGCGTTCCAAAGGCGCAAGCCAAGTTCTTCCGCATCGAAACTTGACCGCACAACCCCACTTTGGCTAAGGTATCCACCATGCCCTCCCACCAACCAAACAAGGCAAAGCCGTGGGTCGCCAGAGTGAAGCGTGGCGGACAGAGCACCTACCTCGGACATTTCAGCACTTACGACGAAGCGTGGGACGAAGAACAGGCGTATGCCGCCATCTACCCCGCCGCCATCAACAACAACCGGCAAAAGGCTGATCCGACCACTCCAAAAGTCCGCAAGCCGTTCGTAGCCCGCCGCTACAGAGGCGGATACATCACTTTGGGCTACTACGCCACCGCAGAGGAAGCACGAGCCGTAGAAGCCGCCTTCGACGCTGCAAACCCCCGCAAGAAGCCCGGTCCCAACCCCAACCCTGTCCGACCAGCACGAATGAGGAACAATGCCCACTAACCGCTCCAAGCAACACCCCGGACTTATCCAACCGTGGCACGCCAGAGTGACCATGTACGGTGTTCGCTACCACCTCGGCTATTTCAGCACCTATGAGGAAGCCCTCGCCGCAGAGAACGAGTTCCGTGAGATCAACACCCACGCACTCACCACAGCCTAAACGCCGAAACGGGGGTAAAGTAGTGAACATGACTGACGAGAAGTGCCATTTCTGCGGAGCCACCATTGAGCACGCCCCTACAGGGGAATGGCGGCACAAACAGAGCATCGCCAAGGCGTGCGACCTTGACGACCCCACCTCCACGACCGCAGAGCCAAAGCGATGAAGAAGAAGCAACTCCGTCGTGAAATCGCACACCTGAACACCCGTTTCGATGCCCTCCTCGCACTGGTAGAGCACAACGACAAGACCCAATACGACCGTGTGACCAACCTCGTCAAGTCTCTTGAAACCACCGATCAGGTGCTCGACGAAGTGGTGCACACTCTCCGCACCCGCAACCGTGCCTGAGACGACCTACCCACTACCGAAGAAGAAGCCACTAGGCGTGTCCGAGAAGCGAGCAAAGGCCAGAGCAGAGGCACCGCAGCCCCGTGTAGGGCGCAAGACCCTACTGACCCCTGAGATGACCGCCACCATCACCGACCTCCTACGGAGAGGGAACTACCTGAGCACGGTCGCTAAGGCCGTAGGGCTGAACCCCAGCACGCTCCAAGTGTGGCTAAAGCGAGGGAACGACCTCATCGCAGAGGATCGTGAATACGACGATTACGAACAGCAGTTTGTGGACTACGCCCTAGAAGTAGAAAAGGCGAGGGCACGGGCAGAGATCAACGCCGTTGAGGTCATCAGGTCAGCATCCACGACACAGTGGCAGGCGGCAGCGTGGTATCTAGAGCGCACCAACAACCCACAGTGGGGCAGGACAGTCCGCACCGAAGTCACCGGAGCAGAGGGCGGTCCGATCCAAGTAGATGCCGATAGCGTCATGCGGAAGTTGGAAGCCCTACAGCAACGCTATGTAGAGGCAGATGTAGTCCAAGACGCAGAGTTGGAAGCCTAGCCCTTACAGCAAGAAGCCCCCGGTGGACAGGACCGGGGGCAACTCGCTATCCACAGTCACCGTCAGCGGTCGGTGCACTGCATACACACAGGCCGGGGAACAAGGAAACCCTGCCAATGCGATACCTGCCATGATAGCCCCTCCACAGGGACGCTGCAAGTCAGGTGGTCGAGATACCCCCCCCTGTATGGCACACGCACACACGCATACCCCCCCCATAGGATTTCACTCCACATAGACAAGTGCTATAAGACAGGGAACGCTATCTACGAAACGCTATAGCGAAGCCATGCACAAGTCATGCACAAGTTCTGCACAAGTTCTGCAACAACTTTGGATCGCATCACGCAGGCGTGGGTTGTCTCCCTAGGAGGTGGGAGGTGATTTCACAGCGCACCATCCACAGGATATTTCAAGCGACTTTTTGGATTTTGCCGCAGGGTGACCCCCTCACTACACAACGGCTCAGTTTCGGAGACTAAACTACGGTTGAGTGTGGTGTAATCCCAACCCCACAAAACTTTGGCAGCCTATTTCGGGGACTATAGGGGGGTTGTTTCACACGGGGAGCGTGAAACATTGGTAATCTTCCCTCATGGGACTTCCAAACTGGTTCGATCATGTTCGAGGAACCTTTGTTGAGCAACTGTCGCCCCTGTTTGGGGCAAAGGATTTCACGGCACTGCAAGTTGGGGCGTATGTCGGTCATGCGTCGGAGTGGTTGCTTGCTTTCCTGCTTACTGACGAGGGATCACGGCTCGACGATGTAGATACTTGGCTTGGAAGCGATGAAGCGGAGCATCAAGCCCTTGATTTCACTGAGGTAGAGCGGGAATACCGAGAGCGATTGAAGCATTGGCTTGCCCTCGGGCAGGTGTCGGCGTTCAAGATGACCTCCGACGACTTCTTCCGTATGGCCTGCCCCGTTGAGGAATACGACTTCATCTACATTGACGGCGACCATCGCTCGCATCAGGTTCTCCGAGATGCGATCAACGCTGACGCTGGACTGAAGCACGGTGGAATACTTGCCTTCGACGACTACTCGTGGTCGGCGGGAACCGGAGTAGATGCCGACCAACCCAAACTTGCTATTGACGCTTTTCTGGCGACTTTTGGAAGATACTACGAGGTCCTCCACGAGGGGCAGCAAGTCTGGCTGCGGAAGCACTGATCCATTTCCTATAGGAAGGTAGAATAATGCCATGATCGCAGCATTCCTCCTTGACCAATGGAAGCAGTATGCGGCGGCTTTTGGCGGCGGCGTGTTGTTCGTCTTACTGGTGTCCTTCTTCCGTAAGCCATGAACCCCGTCGTCCAACGCCTTCTCGGTGCCAACAAAGATCAACGTCGTGAAATCCTGACCGGGCTGAAGCCCGAGGAACTCGCCATCGTGTTCCGAGAGTTGGAGGAGATCGAGCGCACCCCGCCCCGCCGGTGGTTCTGCGCCCGTGAAACCTGCAACGGCAACCCCCATGTGGGATTTCACTGGTGCGAGCACCCCATTGACGGACAGCACACGCCGTTCTGCAAGCACGCTCGAACCCCGCAGCGACCACCCGCCGACGAGTCCAATACAAGCCCGTGGCTCACATGGTTTTTCAGCGGCGGTCGTGGGACGGGCAAGACACGAGCCGGAGCGGAGTGGGTTTTGGACTTGGTGTGGAACCAAGGCTACAAGCGCATCGCCCTCGTAGGCCGAACCCCTGCCGATGTTCGAGATGTGATGATCTACGGGGACAGCGGCATTATGAACTGCTCCCCGCCCAATGTGCGCCCACAGCACGAGCCGACGAAGCGGCGGCTGATCTGGCCGAACGGCGCACAGGCGTTCACCTACTCCGCTGCCGCCCCCTCGCAGTTGCGTGGTCCGCAGCACGACGCAGCGTGGTGTGTTTTGGAAGGCGAACTCGTGACGACCGCTCGGGGTGAAATCCCCATCGAACAAGTCGTTGTCGGCGATCTCGTCGCCACCCGTGATGGCTGGAAGCAAGTCCTCGCCGCCACAATGACGAACCCTGACGCAGAGGTGCTGGAAATCCACACCGAGTCGGGCAATGTCCTGCGGTGCACCCCGAACCACCGTGTCTGGGTCAATGGGGACTGGGTGCTCGCCGAGAGCATCGTTCCAAGCGATAGAGTGCTGGCATGGATTTCACATACGGACCCGCAGCGTGGATCGAGTGGGACGGAAGCCGCTGGCACCGTTCCAAAAGCGGCTACTACAAAGACCGGACAGGGAGCCTGCTTCATGTCGTCGTGTGGGAGCACTGCAACGGAAGGCGGCTCACGCCTGACGAGATCGTGCACCACATCGACCACAACCCCTCCAACAACACACCCGACAACCTGCGGGTCATGCTGCGAGCCGACCACATCAGGCTCCATATGGAGGAGCGTGGCTTCACGGCTCAGCCGGGTCTTGCCAAGATGGGTGCCGAAGCACTTTGGAAGAACCGCAAGCCACAGCCCGTCGTCTGCGATCAGTGTGGAACTCACTACGAAAGCGTCGGTATGCGAGCGAGGTTCTGCTCCAAAGCCTGTAGCAACGAGCACCTCCGTCTCCGCCGTATTTCAGAACGGGCAGAGAGGCGCAGTTTACGATCTCACGGTTGAGGGAGCACACGAGTTCTTCGCTGGCGGCATCCTCGTCCACAACTGCGACGAGTTGGCAGCGTGGACCGATGCTCCAAAGGGCGACACCTTGGACACGAGTTGGAACAACCTCATGCTTGGACTTCGCCTCGGACAGATGCCTCGATGCCTCGTGACCACGACCCCGAAGCGGGTCAAGTTGGTTCGGCAAGTCATGGAGCGGCGCACCACGGTCGTCACGAACGGCTCGACCTACGAGAACCTCGACAACCTCGCTCCGGCGTTCCGTGAGCAGGTGCTCGCTTCGTATGAGGGCACACGGATCGGCGAGCAGGAACTCAAAGGTGTCCTGCTGACCGATGTGGAAGGTGCGCTGTGGACGATGGAGATGATCGACAACGCCCGTGGTGAGTTTTGGAAGCCAGCCATGTTGGAACCGGCATGATTGAAATACACCCCGAGCAGTTCACCAAAATCGTCATCGGTGTTGACCCTGCCATCACCTCGGGCGAGGACGCAGACGAAACGGGCATCATCGTTGTCGCCTCCGGTCCCCACCAGCCCTCGACTTGTGTGATACCATCCTGCACCGCTCACGGCTACGTCCTGCAAGATGCCACGCCGCCCAAGTCCAACAAGAACTCCATTGACCGGTGGGTGAAGGTTGTCGTGGACCTCTACGACGAATGGAACGCCAACATCATCGTCGTTGAGAACAACGCCGGACGGGAACTTTTGGAAATGGCCTTGCGGACAGTGCGCTCCGACTTGCCGATCCACCGCCCCAACGCCATCGAGAACAAGAAGGCACGAGCGGAACCTATCGTGGCTCTCTACGAGCAGGGGCGCATCCACCATGTAGGCGACCCGTTGCAGTTCGCCGAGTTGGAGGAACAGATGACGACATGGGTTCCAAAAGAGGGGAGCGGGCGAGGCTCGAAATCGCCTGACCGTGTGGACGCTCTCGTGTGGGCGTTGGCTGAACTCAACCTACAGGGCAAGAAGCCGAAGCAGGGAGTATCTGCCATCGCTCCCATCGGGCTGATGCAGAACAACGTCTGGTCGATTTGAACGGCAAGCGACGGAGGCCGAGTGGCATCTCGAACCTCCGTCGCTTTCGGTTCCCGTAGTCAGGAGGGACTATGGGACGATCAGGACTTCCTGAGTTGCAGGAGCCGTGTAGTGCTCGATGGCACGCTTGGCGTAGCGGTAAGCCGTAGGCTCACTGATGCCAAACGCCTTCGCCAACGGAGCGATGCGCTGCCCAGCGACAACACTTTGGTTGAAGGCATCGAGCCGTGCGCCGGTCAAAGCCCGGTAGGGACGACGCTTGCGGCTCACCTTGCGGGCACGGGGAACAACCGCCTTCGGCACAACCGCTGCCGTGGGTTTCGTGTTTGCGCTCGGAGCGGTGAGTCCTTGCAGGACGGTGGCAACCAACTTCGTTGCCTGCGCCTTGTCGCCGTTCAGCAGGACGATGATGGCTTCGCTCATTTGCGATGCGAGAGTTTCGGTAGTCATAGAAATCACCTCCTCATGACTGGTCGCTTGTAGATAGGTCATTCGACACCGTTCCATGCGGCGGAGAAATCCCACGCTTCTTGGAGCACGTCGTTCGGCTTTTGTCCGGTGACGGAGAGTTCGATGATGCCGTATTCCGCCAACTTGGCGAGGAACACCTCGTCCTCCATGTCGTCGTTGAGCAGAACCCGATACTGCATGAACAGCCGATAAGCGATGCCACGCTTCGGGTGCTTGTGATCCATTGGGTTGTGTGACCGCTCGCCGATGGTGGCGAGAATGTCGAAGGCGGAGGGAGCGGTAAAGGTTTCGCCGCCCCACACCACCGTCCAAAGAGCCTTGGGTGGATACATGACGGGGACATTCATGATGCGATCTCCTTCTTGCTCTGACCGATCTCGAAGCAGTCGGCGATATCGCCGTTGCGGATACGGAGGTAGGTCATCGGCTCGACTTCTTCGACCCACGACAGTTCCACGCCCGACCGCTGCGTGCCCTGCACGAGCAGAGGCATGGTGGAGGCGAACACGATGGAACCCTTCGCCGTTGCGCCGAGCACGAGCGGGCTGCCGTCCACACGAGCGAGGTGCAGGTCACGCTTGTCTCGTGCGTCCAGCCACGCCAGCGCAGCACGACCTTGGAGCGAGCGCAGCACATCGGCAGGGTGGTAAACGGTTTGGTCGATCAGGGCGAAGGCTGCTTCGCTGTCCACCTCAGCACGACGCTGCGCTCCGAGGTGCGAGAACACCGCATCGTCGTTGCTCAGAACGCCGTTGTGCACGCCCACGATCTTGCCGCTGACGATGGGGTGGTTGTTGCCGTTGTTCTGCGGCGAACCCTGCGTAGCCCAACGGGTGTGCAGGACAGCACGCCGAGTGGACTTCGGCATGGACTTCAGATACGGCTCGAACAGCCGAGAGGGAACGGGAGCCTTGCTCACATGGATACCCGCTACCTTTGTCTCTTTGTCGATCTGCACCCACGCTGCTCCGGTGGCATCACGGCCACGAGAAGCGATCTCATTGAGAAGGGACATGGACAACTTCCGTGCGTCCAACTTCTCATCTTGGTTCAAACAAAATCCTGCGATGCCACACATGGATTTTTCCTTTCGGTTTGGGGTCGGTTGCTATAGGATACTACAGTTCCCACCCCCTCGCAAGTTGAGAGGGTGGGAACCTTACTGCTAGTTCGCTGCTGCGAACCGTGCTGCTCGCTGCGAGAGGAACTGACGGCTCTCACTGTCGAGGTCAAGCCCACCGAGCAACTCGTCAATGTTGGCGTAAGCCGTCTGGTTGCCGGCGATGCCAGCCTCGACGATGGCGAGCACGAAGCAAATCCACTGAACAGCCTTCTTGCCGTTGAGCGTGCCTTGGTGCTGACGGAACTCAATGGTTCCGTATCGGGCGTAAGCGTTGAGGTTGATCGTGCGGTACTTCTCACGGTGCTGCGTCGCCCGACGGATAGCGTGACGAGTGACCGCCTGACGGATTTCCTCGAACGCTCCACCGGCGATGCGCTGGTTCGTGGTCGGGACGATCTCCCGAGCGTAGAAGGCGTTGCGACGGCTCGGCGGAACCAACCCGTTGATGATGGCTTGGTTCATGGCGTAGAGGTCGAAGATGCTCATGATCTGAGCACCGGTCAAACCGTCCATGCCAACGTGCAAGTGGAAGCCACACTGCATATCCACATGACCACCTGCGCCCATGATGGCGGTGAGTGCGGTCATGACCGCCTGCAAGCCATCCTGACCACGGAGGATCGGGCTGACCAACTCGCAGCCGGAAGCCACCGAAGCATCGGGCACGATCTTCCACATGGTCGAAACATCGTGGCGGTAGTGGGTCGCTGACTCCACATCCACCCCTGCGTCACGAAGCGTGCGGATAGCACTCTGCATGGACAAGCCCTTGAACTCGAACTCACAACCGAAGGTGCGGTTAGAGGGGATCGAGGGAACGCCGCTGACCGTGGCAACCGGAGCGACCGATGCGACCGATGCGACCGCCTGCGTCACCTGACCCTGACGGCTGCGAGCGGCACGGCAGGCTTCCGATGCGCCCTGTGCTGCACGGTAGCCCAGTCGCTGTGCGATGGTGGCGTAGGAGTATCCGGCTTCACGGAGGGCAAGCGCCCTGTCTTGACGAGCGTGCGTCGCCGAGGTGTTCCGAGCGGAGATGCGGCTCGGGCGGTACTGCGCTGGGCGGTTCGTTGCGGGCATCTTGTTCTCCCTGTCCGTATCGGCCTTGTTGCCGACAAACAAACTGTAGCAGGGTTGAGTAGTGCGTGCAAGTCATTTGGAAACCCTTGCAAATAAAGGGCTTTACGCTTTCTCTGCAACAAGCCATGAGAAAGCCATCGAGAGTTGCCAACGGCGATCCTCATGCGCCCACTCAAAAGACTTGACGCTATCTGTCTAGTGTGATACAAGCCGCCGGACAGAAAATCCCTCACTATGATTTGACGACTAAACCGTAGTTGTGTATCATGGCGAAGCAGTGCAGCGACCACCTACTACACGGGAGAGAGACATGGCTTACACAGGCGAGGAAGCAACTGCCCTAGAAAAGGCATCGGCGTATCTTGCCGATATTGCTTGGCCGGAGGGTTCGAGCGAAGTTCAGTGCGAAGCAGCGATGGTGCTGTCGGTGGAACTCGGACGGCTCGCCCGTTCGCTCCCTGCCACGCTCGTCCTCGGTGAGGATCACAGCGAGAAGGTGGAGGTGGTGCTGTGACGAAGGCAAAGCATGGTCGCAAGCGTCGGCTCCGTTGGAAGCCGTGGGCGAAGTGGGTTCACCTCGGAGCCTTCACTTGGGCAGCAGCCTTCGTGTCGTTCCGAGCGGACAGACTAAACGCTCGCACCTTCGATGGTCAGTTGTTCCTCAGTGCTATGTGGACGGTCATCATCTACGCCGTCCTCACGCTGGTTCTCGGGTTCCTGATCTCGACGAGCGAGAAGCATCCGAGCGGAGACTACGAGGGCTGAGCGACCGGCGGCTGAGGCTGCTGCGGAACGATCCCGTTCTTCGCATCGAGGAACATCGTCAGGTTCATGAATAGGCGGCTGCGTTCGGGGCACTGTAGGCGAAGTGCCTCGTTCGTCGCTGCGATGGCATCGTCGAGCATACCGAGGTTGCCGTAGCATACGGCGAGCCGGTCATGAGGGAGCCAAGTGTAGCACGTTTCCAAAACGAAACCCTCGATGGGTCGCACCATGCCGACGCACGCCTTGTAGAACGCCATCGCAGATCGCCAGTTCTGCTTCTCGTAGGCGAGGTCGCCGAGAGCCATGAACGCTTCGGCACGGCTCGCATCAAATCGGAGCGCACGAAAATACGCATCGCACGACGCTTCCTCCGAACCGAGTTGGCGGTGGCAGTTGCCGAGCGAGATCAGGCTGTCGTAATGCTCCCATGAAAAATAGTTCATGTTGAGGAAGTGGTCGTAGGCTTCCACCGCTTCAGCCCACCGCTTGTGGTCACGCAGTTCGTTGGCGTAGTAGTAGGCGGTGCGGGTCGTGGTGTCGCCCTCGTCGAGGAGCCGCCGCAAAATCTTGATGTTGCGCTCCGTCGGTGCGTTGTTCAGTGCGAGCGGGTCGTCCACCCATGCGTCCTGCCAGAGCATTGCGTTTTGGTTCGAGAAATCGAGATACTCGTGAACCGCCCCGATCCACTGCGTCCCCGTCGCCTTGCGAAACACACGGGGCGTGTTGAACTTGAACACCACGGCTCCGTCGTCGGTGATGCCTCGGTTGATGTTGCACCACACGAAGTCCACCTTCTCGACCGTCTTGGCGAGGTGGTCTTTGAGCGAGAGGAAGCCAGAGGAAGCCTTGGGCGGGATAATGTCGCCACAGTCGAGCCAGATGATCCACTTGCCCCGGCAGTGTTTGATGGCCTCGTTGCGGGCTGCCGAAAAATCGTCGATCCACTCAAAGTGAAATACCCGTGCCCCATGCGCCTTGGCGATGGCAACCGTATCGTCGGTGGAACCGGTGTCCACCACCACGAGTTCGTCGCAGAACACCTTTGCGCTTTCGAGCGTCTGAGCGATGTGCTCAGCCCCGTTCTTGACGATCACGCTCAGCGACCAGTTGATCGGTCCGTTCCCCATAGTGAAATCCTCTCCTAAAAAAGTGTCGGTGCGTCAGGTGTGATGGCTTCGACTTGCTTAGCGTACTCTTTTTCAGCCCACGCCGTCCGAGCCTTGATGATCGGCCAGTAATCCTCAGTCATCTCGCAGCCAATCCATTCAAAGCCTTCCATGATGGCAGCGCAGGCAGTTGTGCCACTACCGAGGAACGGGTCAAGGATTGTGCCACCGGGAGGCGTGACCATCTTGACGAGGTAGCGCATGAGGGCGATGGGCTTGACGGTTGGGTGGATGTTGGCGGTGACTTTGGAACGGGTCTTGTACGGCACTTGCATAGCGTCTTGCCCCTCGTCACGCCCTGTCAGCATTTGTTCAGGCAACCCTTCCAACCCTGCGTTGCGCTCGGACTTACTGGCCTTAGCGCAGTAGAAGTAACGGGCTGCGGAGCCACCATCGGCATAACCGTCAATGGCATTCTTGACGCCAGATAGACCAACGCTATTAGTGCTTGCGCCACCTTTGCGATGACCTGACTTTGAGCCGTTGCCAGTGCTTGCCGTTATCGGAAACCCCTCCAGCACTTCATCGCTTCCGTCGTGGATGACGTTGGCAGGCCAGCGACCTTGAGTGCTTGCCACAAATCCGTCGCCTTCGTAGCCATTCACAAAGCCGGAAGTAGCCTTGGCTCCACCGCCGAATCCATCAGCCTCACCAACTCGTGAAGCGTCAATGTTCAGCGCACCCGTTCCCCACTCCAGCACGTTCGAGGCAACTGTTCCGGTAAGGGGCTTACGAGCAACGACGATTGGTTCGTGAGCAGGTTTGAGTGCCGTTCCCCAGCCCTGCCATTGTTGAGCCTCGGGAGTGGCTGGTGCGGTGATTGGAACTATTTTGTTGGCATTAGCATTGTCGCCTTCTGCTTGGCGCATACCAAATGTTTCACCGGAACCCATACCGGCTTCTTTGTAGCCCACTATTTCACGCTTTGCTTCCGCTAGGTCGGCGTATGGCAAATCAAGAAAATCACGCAAAACGTTGAACTGTTCTGGTGAAATAGATTGGGCGTGCGAAGCCTTGTTGTAAAGCCAGCCCGTTGTTTTGCCGTTTTTTGACGGGAACAAATCGGTTAGTTGTTTCTTGGTAATACCCTTTTCCTCTGCCACCTTTAGGCAAAGGTCAATGAACCACCCAATGTTTTCACCACCTTGCTTGTCTATTGCCTTACTCACGTCCAGCGACTTCGGGAAGCCCGACCCGTAGAGCCACATAATCTGGTCACGAACCTCAAAGCCAGCATCTTCGACAGCGCAGGCAAGGCGGTGATACGTGCGAGAACCACCGAAGGCAAGCAGGTGTCCACCCGGCTTCAGCACACGCAGGCACTCGGTCCACAGTTGCACCGAGTAAGCAATACCGGAGTTGTCCCACGCTTTGCCCATAAAGCCAAGTTCGTAGGGCGGATCGGTAACGATGGAGTCCACCGAGTTGTCTGGCATCTCAGCCACAAGTTCTAAACAGTTGCCACGAAGCAGCATTACTTGTCTCCTGCCTTAGTCATACCCTCTGCTGAAATCGCTTCAGCGATGGTTGGATTGTCGAATGGGTCGAGAACTACGCCGCCGAGTGGGGTAATCAGTTTCACGAGGTAGCGGAATAGTGAAATCGGCTTTGGGGCGGTGGCGAAAAATCGTGCGGCTGAGCCGCTACCACCATAACCGCCCGACCTTTCATGGACACCGACACCAAACATGCCTACTGCGCTGCTTTTTCCCGCTACTCCGTATTTACTGACGGGGAACCCTGCCAGCACTTCCTCACTACCGTCGTGGATGACGTTGGCAGGCCAGCGACCAAGTTCGTGCTTCTGCGAACGGTATTCTGGGTTCATGGAGCCGTTGAAATACCGACCTTCGTGGTCAACGGTGGCGTTCGATGTTCCCCAAACTCCGTCCATGTTCCCTGCAACCCTTGACCCGTCAATGTTGATCCCGCCGACCCCGTATTCCAAAACATTTGCCGCCACGGTGCCGTCGAGGGGCTTTCTCCCGAGGACAATGGACAGGTGCGCTATTTCGTCCTCCGTGTAAGGGAGTTGCTGAAAAAATCGTGCTGCGGAGCCAGAACCGCCAAACCCGCCCCATTTTTCGTGACTACCTACATCGAACATGCCGACACCTGCGTTGCGCCGACCCGCCACCCCGTCTTTGCTCGATGGAAAATCCAAAGCAGGGCAACCTTCGGCGCACTCGTAAATCGGCGAGGAAACTACTTGCCCCGTCCATCCATCGTGCTCGTATCCATTGACGAAACCCGATGTTGCCTTCGAGCCGCCGCCAAAACTGTCTGGGGCTTGTCCGATAATCCTGCACTCAGGGAGGTGGGAGATCATCACATTGGCAGGCCACCTTCCGGTGACGGTTGCCGAGCCAGACTTCTTGTTCTTGCCGCCGCCGGTGGTTTCAAAGTTGCCGGAGGTCATCGTGAGGTCATAGGTGCGTTCCTCCGCCCCGACCCTCGAAGCGTCAATATTCATCGCCCCAACCCCGTATTTCAGCACATTGGACGCAACGGTTCCCTCTAGGGGCTTGCGAGCCAATACTGCGGAGTTGTGACGCTTGTGGAGCCAGATCAGTTGGTCACGAACCTCGAAACCGGCATCTTCGATGGCTACGGCGACACGGTGATACTGCCTCGGCTCGGAAATGGCGATTACATGGCCGCCCGGCTTTAGGACACGGAGGCACTCAACCCACAACTCGATCCCGATGCCCTCTAGCGGCATTTCAGCGATGACGCTATCCACGCTGCACTCGGGGAGTTGGTTCACGATCCAAAACTTTACAGTATTTCACTTATCGCCGCAGGGAGGGCTATGCTGTCCCAATGCCCGAACCGTCAGTTCTCCTCGTCGGCGATCTTCATGGGAACGTCAATGCTCTACAGCGAGCGTTCCTACAGGCGCACTACGCCGGAGCCTCGGCGATTATCCAACTAGGCGACTTTGGATTTGGCTGGCGGCTCGACGATGGAAAATGTGCGTTCACGAACCTCGTAGCGGATTTTGTCCGGCAAAGTGAAATAAGATTTCACTTCCTTGACGGAAATCACGAAAACTTCGACCTGCTCTACGCTATTCCAAAAGACGAGAACGGGCATCGTGAGGTTGCGCCCGGCGTGTTCCACCTCCACAGGGGTTCCAAGTTGTCCATAGGTTCTACGACCTTTCTGGCGATGGGCGGTGCGTATTCTGTGGACAAGCCCAACCGTCGAGAAGGCGTGTCGTGGTGGCCGCAGGAAGCGATCACCGATGAAGATGTTGAGCGTGCTCTCGCCGCCGGACAGGTTGATGTGCTGCTCAGTCACGACATTCCTCGTGGCATCCAAGACGAGGAGAAGGTCGCTCCCTACCTCGACCGCATTTTTGGCACCGGAGCCGCAGAGAACGCCTTTGTCGGGCAAACGCTACTCCGACAGGTGCTCGATGCTTGCGGAGCGCAGCGGGCATTTCACGGGCATCTCCACTACTTCCATGAGACATGGCTAGGTGCCCAAGGGGAGGGTGTCCTCGTAGTTGGACTGAACAAAGAGGACGAGCCAGACAGCACGATCCTTTTGGAGTGCTAGGTAGTTGCACCACTCCACCGGAGTTGCTAACCTTCGGTTTATGACCCGCTACGAAATCTACAAGCCTGCCGACGACGGTGAGATGCCGGAAAAATGTGCCGCCTTCGTCAGTAGCACTTTAGAACTCGGCGCATACCTCGAACGGAACTTCCCGTCAGCACTCTGGGAAAAATCCGCCGGTCTGTTCGACAGCCACTTTGATACCGGCACAGCCACCTTCGACGATGGCGACGAAATCCGTGTGCGTGGCATTTACCCCTACAGCGATGACTATGTGCATCTCGTCATTCGGAGAGTGATCTCATGAAAACCCTCGCCAACCTGCTTGCCCTGATCTTGATTTTGGTCATCATCGCTGCCGTTTGGGTCATGGCGGTCGGACCGATCTTCGCCTACCTCATGTGGGGCTGGAAATCCGCCATCGGTGCGCTCTGCTTGTCGTTCGCCATCGCTTGCACCTTCCAACTTGTCGCATCATTCCTGCCGAAAAAAAAGTGAACGAGGCTTACGCCTACGAAATCATGCGTCTCGTCATGGACGCTGCTCAGGGGTCGCCTGATCCGTCCACCCAAAATGCTGCGGTCATCGTAAATCCGTGGCGAGGGGTCGCACCCGAGACGCTGGCGGTAAATCGCTTCCCGACAGGGGTGCAGGAAAATCCTGAACGGTGGGAGCGACCGGGCAAGTATCTGTTCGTCGAGCACGCCGAGCGCAATGCCATCTACGCTGCGGCACGACACGGCATCGCAACAAAAAACATGATGCTCGTCGCTGTATGGGCTGCTTGTGCCGACTGTGCCCGAGCCATCATTCAGGCCGAAATATCTACGCTCGTCCGCTATGTGAGCACCGAGCACCTGCATTGGAGCGACAGCACGAACGCCGCAGAGAAAATGTTGGAGGAAGCAGGCGTGGAGATCGTGACCCTTGACCGCCCGATGCCCGATGTTGCACCGCTGCGCCGCAACGAAAATGTGTGGTTGCCGTCAGGTGCTACACCCATCTGCTAAACTAGGGTTATGTTCACATGGATAGACACGGAAACGACGGGGTTGGACTACGGGAAGGACGCTCTGCTCGAAATCGCAGTCGTGGTGACTGACGATGACTTGCAGACCATCGCCGAAAAAACCATCGTCATCAAGCCAAAGCGTCGTGCGCTCCGCCGCATGGACGACTTCGTGACCAAGATGCACACAAAATCCGGTCTGCTCGCCGAACTCAGCAAGGGCGTGTCGGTGCGTCAGGCGGAAATCCAAATCCTCGGTTTCCTCGATGGCTGTGGCGTTCCAAAGGGCAGCCCGATGGGCGGGAACAGCGTCCACTTCGACCGCCGCTTCATCGAGCGGGACATGCCCACCCTCGCTAAGCGGTTTGGACACCGCAACATTGACGTTTCGACGCTCGGCGAGTTGGCGAAGCGTTGGCACGGGAAGGCATACTCCGAGTGGAGAAAATCCGCTAGCGAGACAGCCCACCGTGCGCTAGACGACATTCGATCCTGCATCGAGCAGTTGAGGTTCTACCGAAAGTTGGGGCTGTGACGAAAATCCAATGGCGCAAGCAAGAGGGCTACACCCTCGTCGGCTCTGACCGGATCGCCGAGCAATACATCGGCGAGTGCGGGAAAATCTACTGCTATGTGGAGTCTCACAAGTGGGACGAGCGAGGCGAACGCTACATCTACCCACGATGGTTGCTGTGGTTCAGTGTGGGCTTCCAAAAATCCGGCATCTACATCAACGACTTCATCTTCGACACCGATACGGAGGCGAAAGAGGCGGCGGAAAATCTTGTCGCAGCACTCACGGAGTAGCCTTGTCGTATGGACGACGAACTTGACGGCTTAGAGGCGGAGATCAGGGCAGAGTTCAGCCCTGCCGAAATCCTGCTCGGCATCAGACAGTTCGCCGAGGTCAAGTTGGGCATGAGCGGCGACGAGTTCATCGCCAAAGTCCGAGCCGGAGAAAATGTTGGGCGGCTCCACTCCAAAGCGCAAGATGTGGCTGATCTAGTAGCCTTCCTGCCATGACGACGCTTCTCGTGCTCTCGCAGGAAAAAAATGTGTGCATCGCACTACTCAACGCCGATGGCGTGTTCCTCAGCACCGTCCCGATCTCAACCGACACCGACGAGACGGTCACTCCCGACGACGCTGTGCGCCTTGCCGAAAATGCTGGCTGGCAAACCTACGGCGAATGGATACAAGACGGGGACGAGCGTTGGATCATTGCCGTTCCAAAACCCATCACCTTCGCCTTCGCTGGCAGCGAAATCACCGACGAGCAGGCACTCTACAACGCCAAAGCCGCCGGTTATGAGGTTCGAGAGGTCGTCCGCCAAACGCCCGACTCCGTTGCTGGAAAAATCTACATCGCCTTCTCAGTGGACAAGCCGCATCTCTGGGACTGGGGAACCTATGAACCCTTTTGATCCAAACCCTGCGCCGTGGCGAGCCTACTCAGACCCCGATGCTTCCGAATGGGTCATCGAGGACGGCAACGGCAACGAAATCCTGTTCGCCTCCACGAAGCAAGTGGCTACCGAGACGATCAACATGGTCGTCCGGGCAGTGAACCGCTACAAAGATGGTGAAAAAGCGTGAACGGGCATCAAATCTCATGTAGGGTTGCCGCATGACGCTCGCCAGACGACTGCTTCTGCGCCTCGGGATAATCCAAGAGCCAGAACTTACGGATTTCACGGCACTTGACCCCGAAATCCAAATCGCTGTCGCTACGGAAGCCGCCTTAGCCGCCGCCGTAGATTTGATCGTGCTCCAAAAGATCGCATGGAACGAACTGTGCGACAACCTTGCTGAAATGGGCTGCACCGTTTCGGTTGCGCCACATGCTCAGGAACGCTACGACGAAATCATGAAGCGGCTCAACGCTGCCATGATCGTCGCAGGGGAAAATGTCGGAGTGCCCGACGAGGTAATGAGAGGATTACGCCGTGACCGACCCTAGCGAGAACCCAATGCCCGAGGGGTTGGACGACGCAGCCGCCGAGAAGGTAGCCGTTGATGCTGGTATCGAAGCCATTCGGAAAATCCACGCCATCGAACGGCAGATGCTCAACCGAGCGATCCACTCCCTTTCCGAAATCACGGGCAAGTCAGTCCAAGATGTGCTGGAAATCTTGGCTGATGGCGTGGACACCGAATACCACGGCGCAGTCCAACAAGCGCAGGCAGCGGCAAAGGTGGCAGAGGCAACAAAATCCCTCTACATTCCAAAGCCCTACTTGCCCAACTGAGCCTCGTCCCTAAGACGCTGACGACGCTTGCGCTGATACTCCCGCATCGCCGTCACGCAAATCTCGCAACGGCAACGGTGGTTGTCGTAGGCCGAAATCCCGTGCTTGATGGGACGGACTGAACGGCGAGGACAGCGAGGATCACCACACGAGCAAATCCTCCCGTCTGCCATGCTTCTCGCCTGCCGATACTTTTGGCGGTAGAGCCGTAGGGCATCGGTGCACTCTGGGCATCGGCAGCCGTGGTTGGTGTAGCGGCTGTAGTAACCGTGAGGCACGACAAACTTTTCATCGTGCACAACTTTGCAGGTCGGACACAGTTCAGGCTCCGGCTCAGGTTCGACGACTGCGGTGGCAGGCACGAAAATAATGCTCGGGTCGGTGGGTTGCGCTGGCTCGTCGTAAGCGTCCCACCAGTCCAACTCTGGGCGGAAGGAAAATGCGGTCATTCCGCTACCTCACGATCTCGTAGTGATGGGGGACTGCTCGCTTGTGGCTGTTAGCGGGCGAAAATCTTGGGTTCGGGTATGCCTTCGATGAACCGCCATGCACCGAGAGTGGCGTTGGCTCAGGCGTGGGCTTCGGGTTCAGCACGGTCTTTTCCGTGAGCGCAACCAACGCATCGTCCCAAGCATCGAAATCAAAACTGCCGTCCTGATCGAAGCCATCGTCGTCCGTCGTGTCGCCGAAAATCTTGTCGTATTCCTCGGTGTCGAACAAGTAGAACGACAACTCATCCAACTCGCAACCGATGAGATAGCACAGATCAAGGTCGCTCATGGTGCGAACCAAATGTTCCGGCGTGTCGTAGGCTTCAGACACCGCCACAATGTCTGCCTCGCTCATGTTGCGAGCGAGCAAGCGTGGGTCAAGTGCTCTGGTCATTAGTTCCACCACCCCTCGGTGGCACGAACCCAGTCGTTCTCCGGCACAGCATCGCCGTAGCCGTCTCGGTTCCAAACGCACACGGTCGCAGGCATCTCGCCCTCGCCGAAAATCACGCTCAACTCCTCGATGGTGTAGCCAGCGTTTTGCTCCATCTCCAACATGGAGATCACCTGACGGTTGAGCGGGAGCCGATAGAGTTCGCCGGTCACCACATCGCTAGGGTGCTCGGACGGCACGAGAAACGGGAAGCCTCGGTGCGAGGCGTAGTGCAGCCGAGCGTAGGGCATCTGAACCGTGCCCAAATCTTCGATGATCTCGCCTGCGATCCAGTTGTGAAGGCGTTGCCCCTTCCGCAGCGTGCCGTAAGCGAAAAATGTGATGGTCGGTGTTTCCTGTTGTGTAGGTGTAGTGGTCATGGGTGGAACTATAGCACCGTTGAGTAGCACTGTGCAAATCGCACTACAGCACATTGTCGCACCCCCTCGCTAAACTGTGGTATAGTTAGTTCACCGGCAGAGAACAGGAGAAAAAATGCCATACGACATAGCAGGAATCCGCCGCCTTGTGCAGGAAAGGGCAGAGACGATCCAAGGTGCTGAGCGCACCTCGGGGTATGTCTCGTGTCCGGCGACGACCGGAGCATTGGTCGCTGACTTGCTCGACCTCGACATTCGAGAGGCGGGCAGCCCTTCGATGATCGAAGTGCTCGTCCCCGACTTTGCGACCGTGCGAGACGAAGTTATCGCCATCAGTGCCGAACTGCCGGAGCGTGTGTCCAGCCGCATCAACCCTGCGTTCTCGAACTGCCTTGACGCTTCCCGCTTCGAGGACAGCCAAATCGTCCGCAGTGCCTTCGCCTCACGCATGTCGCAGTTGATTACCAACCACCCCTACCGTCCGACCTCGTTCGATGAGTTGGGCATCATGCAACTGAGCGAACTCGACCAGATCGCCGCCATGCTTCAGGAAAATCCTACGGTTGAGGTGGACGAGCAACGCCGTTCCTCCAATATCCTGAACTACCGCATCGGCACTAGTGGCTACGGTGCACGCCTGAATGTGCGTGCTCGCATCATGCTCAGCGACGATGCGGTTCCCTCGGTCGAGGTCAAGATCGCCGAAATCTCGACCGGAAACGATGCCCTCGACATGGCTCTGAACTTGCTTATCAACATGAACGGCAACTACGAGTTGATCCTCACCCAAAATCTCGCAGGCTCGCCTGCTGCGGTCAATGGTGTCGTCGCTCGGTTCGCCGACGACCTCAGCAACGCCGTCACCGCAGCCATCAGCGTAAAGTGCGAGCAGTTCGCTGCCGAGGGCATCGACATTCGCTCCGCCGACATGCTGAACTAGGGGGAGAGAAAATCCATGACCTCCACATACACACTCGTCGAACACACTTGTTTCCTCTGCGGTCGGAAGGGAGGTATGCTTGTGGACACCGAGGGGCTTCGCCGATGGCAAAGCGATCTCCCTATCCAAGATGCGTTCCCCACCATGACCCCATCGGAGCGGGAGTTTCTGATCGACGGCGTTTGCCCTCCATGCCAAGACTTGATCTTTGCCGAGCCGGAGGAGTGAACAATGGACAAGATGCCGGACGGAAAATCCGTCACGGAGCGGTATCTCTACGCCGCTACCCACGATAGTTCCAAGCACCCCGGTCGCCGATCCATTTGGACGGTCGAACACGGCAAGGGTTCCAACTGCATCATGGTCCGCCACGCTGGCGACGAGGTGCCGGAAAATCTGCAAACCCAACTTGACGAGATCGGTCTGGTGCTGGCATCATTCGTAGGTCAGCGTCAGGTCTGCAAGTCAGGCAGGCACGAACGCTATCTGCTCTCCAAGATGAAGGGCATTACCAAATCATCATCATCATCGTCTTACCAGCCCGAGAGGATTTTCTGAATGGCGAGAGTGCTGTCCGGTCGTAGCGAATGGATGCCGAGGGCAGCGTGCCGAGGTATGAACCTCAGTGCCTTTTTCCCAGAGGAAGGCATGAATGTAAGCAAAGAAGTTGCCGACACCTGCAAGTCGTGTCCGGTTTTGGAACGCTGCCGTGAGTGGGCGTTGCGCCACGAAACCTACGGCTATTTTGGAGGGCTGAGCGCAACCGAGCGACACAAGGTTCGTCGGCAAATGAAAATCGCTTTGGTCGCACCGCACCATCTCGTTTAGAGGGCTGTTCCAAATCTCAGGGCTAGCATTGTGCTATGCCACTGCTCAACAAGTTCCGCCAACTGATCGCCTCCGCCGTCCTGCTCGGCGTGTTTACGCTCGGTTTCACCTCGCCCACCAGCGCAGCGAAAATCGCCGTGCACTCAAACTGCAAGACTTGGGTTCGGGTCATCGACGTTTCCAGCAACAACCCGCACCCGTTTGACTGGACGAAGATCGCCAAAAACGGCGTTTCGGGCATCTACATCAAGAACTCCGAGGGTGTGGCTTACGTCAACCCGAACTTTGCCCCTGATGCAGCCGCAGCGAAAAAAGTTGGTATCCCTTATGGCGGCTACTACTTTGCTCGTCCCGGCAAGGCTTCCGGGGCGGCTTCCGCTACCTTCTTCGTGAAATCCGGCGGCGCAACCGGAACTTTGCCGCCCGCTTTGGATTTGGAAGTCAATGAACTGAGCGTTCCAGCGACCGGCAAGTGGGCGGAGCAGTGGTTTGCAACGGTGAAATCCCTCACCGGACGCACCCCGATCCTCTACACGGGCGGCTACTACGGCTGGGGAACCGCACAGGGGCTTACTGAAATGCGCCTCTGGCTCGCCGCCTACCCGCTTGGCTACGCCAATGTGAGCCACGGCGTTTGCTCGCTGCCGCAACCACAAACGCCGTCGGCATGGATTTCACAGGGTTGGTCAATGTGGCAATACACAAGCGTCGCCAGCATCCCCGGCATCGCTGGGCATGTTGATCTGTCCGCCGCAGAACCGGCGTGGTGGAGTTCGGTCACCGGCTCCGGCATCAAGCCGCCCACGCCCGGCCAGAACCGCTATCCAGCCCCTATCTATGCCTACGGCTCGCACGGACCGAAGGTTGTCTATCTACAGAAAATCCTGCACCACTACGGCTACCTGACTGCGAAGCAGGTTGATGGCGTGTTTGGAGAGCAGACCTACCTCGCAGTCCGCAAGTGGCAGTATCGGATCGGTATTCCGGTGGACGGCAAGTGGTCCTCGCTGACCGACCATGCGACGAACTGGTACCTGAAGCACGCCCGCCCCTACCCGTGGCCTCGGAACTACCCCGTGCTGCGTGTCGGCTCGGTCAATGCACCGAAAATCGTGCAACTACAGCAGTTGCTCACAAAGCATGGATTTGCGGTCAAGGCCGACGGCATCTTTGGCAGTTCTACTGCTGGAAAGTTGCGTGGCTTCCAAAAGAAGCACCACATTCACATCTCCGGCATTACGACCTACCAGACTTGGGTTGCGCTGTGGCAGCCGTAGTCGTCACGCAGAACACCTACAACATCTGGCAGACCGTTCTCGCCCTCGTCCTGATTACCGGAGCGTTGGCACGATGGCTGAACAGCCGCTTGCCGAAAAAATCCGAGATGGACGACCTCAAAAAGGCACTCCGAGACGCTAAAGAGAGCAACTCGGCGGAGAACAGCCGCATCATGGCACTTGTCCGTGAGGTCAAGTTTGACCTGCGCCAGACGACGGCTCGTTTGGAACGCCACATCGACAGGGTGAAGGAAAATCCTGCGGAGATCGGCGATGAGTGACGACAAAGCCGTAGCCGCCCATGTCCAAAAGTTCACCCATTCCTATCTCGTCGTCTATCCCGAGCACTCCGCACGGGAGGACGATCCGCACTACATCGACTTTCATCACTTGCAGCGAGAATGGAAAAAAGACCCCGAGAAGTGGCGTTGCGCCTACGGCGTAGAGAAGGGGGATTTTACTGAGTGCGACTTGGCGCACCCTTTGGAAATCCATCACGCCCACGTCGAGTTCGCCCTGCTCAACTCCATTGACCTCGCCCTGTTCGAGAAGCGGTATCCGGGCATCTCCGATCCCGACCACCTCGGCGCATGGGTTGAGAGCGCAGCGAACTGCATCGTCTATTGCGCTCGCCATCATCGGGGCCACGCCGGAGTTCACAGTGCATCGGCGGCTGACTGGGAAGCCTCGTTCGTTATCCGAAATCTCATTCAGTAGCCATGTGGCTTACCGCCCTCGCCACCCTTGTCTGCTTCCTCGGAGCCAATGTGTTCTCCGTGTTCATGGTGCAGGCCGAAGCCCGAAATGATGCCTTCAAGGCGGGAGTGTTCGAGGCGGGCTATGCCCTGTTTTGGATCGTCGCTGCTCGCTACTCAGTGGACACGCTGAACGGTCACGGCACCGCTCGAACGGTAGTCATGCTGACGGCGTTGGTGCTCGGCAACTTTGAGGGCGCATACATCGGGACGAAATGGGGAAAGCGGTTCGTTCGAGATCACGATGCCGAGGAAGTGGACGAGAGGCTCGCTGAGGCGGAGGCTGCGCTGCTCATGGCGGAAAAAACGCTGGAAGAACTCACAGACGAGATCGCTCACCATCACAAGCACGAGGGTCACGAACACTAGAACCGGTGCCGCAGGGCATCGAGGAAACATTCCTAACGACCAGTATCACCCGCCCTACGGCACCGGTGGGCGTTAGTGTAGTGCGCCCGAAAATCCTATGCAAATCGGCATGGCTATTTTTTGTCCGCACGCTCCGGTAGGGTTTATTCCGAGTGCTATACTCAACCCACCTATAGAGAGGACTGGCTATGACCAGCGAAACAACCAGCGTCACTGACTACGCAACCGCACTGACGGTTGGACGAACCATCGTCAAGACCGAAATCATTGACGGCAATCAGGAAATCACCTTGGACGACGGAACCTTCATCTTGGTCCACAACGGCAACCTCGCTCACGGTGGCTTTGAGTGATCTACCGAGTGGAGTTCCGTGCCTACAAAGATGCGGCGAAGCACGATGACTTTGTGGTGAAGCGGTCATACGCCATCACAAAGCGTCGTGCCCAACGCCTGCTCGATGAGTGGTTCGCAGCGACGGCTGAGGAAAAATCCCTGTATTTAGGGCGCATTGAGGCTGTTTGGAAATAACACTTGACGACGACACACCCCTACTGTATGATGGTTGTGTAGTCGGAAGTGCCCATAGACCAGAGAGAGGAAAATCACATGACCCAGACCTTCGCCCCCGCCACCGAGAAGCAGGTGGCCTACCTGTTCTCGCTCGCCGCCAAGCGAGTTGTCCCCGCCGACCTCATGGAAGAAATCTCCTCCGCCGAGGACGGCTTGCTCGCCAAGGCGACCGCCTCGCACCTGATCGACCTCGTGAAGGAACTGCCCTACCGCCGGACTGCGCCTACGAGCGTGCAGACGGTCACCTCCGCCCCTGTCCGCCAAATCCCTGTCGGGCTGTGGACTGTCGTGGACGGCGAGGGTCATGTGACCCTGAAGGTCGAGGAAGCCTCGTGGGCGAACGGCAAGACCGTCATCTCCTACCTGTCCGGCTCGGACAACGAGCGTGCCTACACCGGCTTCGCCTTCATGACCGAGCAGGGCGTAAAGGTGTGGGGTTCCAAGTCCCACCTCCACCGCCAAATCGCAGCGGCTCAGTTCCTCACGACCGGATCGCTCGACGAGGCACGGGAGAACTTCCTTCAGGTGGCTGAGGCTCACGCCCTTGCATCGGGTTCGTGCCTCGCCTGCGGTCGCACCCTCACGGTGCCCGCAAGCCTCCACCGTGGCCTCGGTCCGGTGTGCGCCCAACGCCTGCTCTAATGGCGAAGCGCAACGGGAAAATCCGAAAGGAGGTTGCCACCCTGAGCGGGCTGCGTCGAGAGGCGCACTTTGCTCAGGGTGGTAATCCCGTTCAATGGTTCGGCGGCAAGGCGACGACCGTGCCGAACAAAAAGCGGGAAGCAAGCCGCAACGCCTGTCGTCGCAACTCACAAGACTGAGTTCACCAAAACTTGATGTAACATTTCCAACAAGGAGCGTGCCCCACTATGTCCACCAATCCATTCCACATCGACAACCTTGACCCCATCGGTAAGTCCGCTTCCCGTATCCTGAAGGGCGGTCCCGGCTCAGGGCGACACACCCAAGGTAGCGCACAGGACACGGCAACTCGTCTGGCCCAGTTCGTCTCGGAGAACCGAAGGAACATTTCACCATACAAGGCAAAGGACATCGCTCAGGCTCACGTTGACCACGCTGGCTACCACAACAAGATGGCAAAATATCTTCACGAGCAAGCCAATGCAGTTGCCCTCAATGGGATGGGCAACGTTGCGCTGGCAAAGCAAATGGAAAAGGAAGCGCAACTCCACGACAAGGCTTCTTCAGCGCACCTCGCTGCTTCTGAAACCGTGCTAAAGGCTCAGGGTGAGTGGGGTGGACGCTTGGGTCTTGACGAGAAGAAGCCGACCGCTTCCCAAGTTTCTGCTGCGAGCAACGCTGCTGCAAAGGCAACTGTCGCTGCTTCTGGCCCACAAACCACTGCTGCACTGGGATGGCAAACTCCTGATATCCAACTTCCCAGTGGCGCACCTTACTTTCTGGCGAAGGGCGGTCCCGGCTCAGGGCGACACCCTGAGGGCGCAACCTCGGTGAACACCCACGAAGATATCATCCCCTTCAACATGGCTAAGACCATTGACGATGAAGGAACTGATCTAAGCCTCGCTCAGGACGAGGCAGAACGCTACGACGGTTATTCAGGTGCTCACGCCGATCTTGCTGAGGCTTTCGCCGCCGACGGCAACACGCCCGCAGCGGAAGCACACATGGCAGCATCGAAGGCGTGGGCTGATGCCGCCAAGGCCGCCAAAGATTATTGGGACGATGAGGCCGACGAATACGGTGCAGTGGAAGATGCCTCCGCTCGTGCATACGACCTTTCGGAAACCGCAGAAGAAGTAAGTGGTCGTGGCGACCTCCCCTCGGCCTATTATGACGAGGACCTCGCATCGGCTGGCAACCCTCGTGACTACACCATTGCCGCAACAAACCCTGATGGCACGCACACCGTTATCGCCCAAGTGACCCACGAGCGCCTCGGCTACTAAACTCTGCAAATCGCACTACTCAACTCTGCTAGAGTATCCCCACCGATACCGATAGCAGAGGTGAAAGATGCTCAGCCAATACCAAATCGCCGAAGCCATTGAAGCCGAGGTGGAGCGTATGCAGGGGCTTGTGGACGAAATCCGACAGGCAGCCGTGGACACCGCCCGTGCTGAGGCGGACTTCAAGGTGCGCTTTGCA